CAAGTATTACTCTTAACGAATCAAACGATTCTGATATCTGAGATTGATGAAGTCATAGCAGATATCGGTCAACCTGATTGTAAACTAATTAACCCATGTGTTATAATAGATGGGAAGGTGTCTAAGTGGATATCAAATCTAACATCAAATACTGAAATGTTTATGAGTTCTGATAAAATATTGACATTGGTTGACCCATCACCACACATATTAAAAGAATATAATAAGATTACTCAATGAGGTTTTATACAAATGTCCATCAAAGGTTTGATGAAATTCTTGTCCGTGGATATGAGAATGGCAAGCATTTTACTGCGAGAGAAACATTTCGTCCCACTTTTTATGTACCTTCGAAGAAAGAATCAAACTATAAAACTCTAGAAGGAGACAGCGTTCAACCAATTAAACCTGGTAAAATATCAGAGTGTAAGGAGTTTATACATAAATATTCTGAGGTGGATAACTTTGATGTTTACGGAAATGACAGATATATCTGTCAATATATCTCCGAAAAATATCCAGAAGAAGAAATCAAATTTGATATTAGTAAGATTAAATTAGTCACGATTGATATTGAGGTTGCAGCTGAAAGTGGATTCCCTGATGTTTTTAATTGTGCAGAAGAATTACTCGCAATCACTCTACAAGATTATACAACTAAAAAGATAATTTGTTTTGCTTCACGTCCATTCAATAATACGAGAGAAGATGTAAGATACGTTCAGTGTACGGATGAATATAATTTAATAGATCGTTTTTTAGAATATTGGCAGACAAATACACCAGAAGTTATTACTGGTTGGAACTGTGAGTTGTATGATATTCCGTACATTGTAGGACGTATTGAAAGATTGATGGGTGAGAAGAAAGTTCGTAAACTTTCTCCTTGGGGTTATGTAAGAAAAAAAGATTTTGTTGTTCAGGGTCGTAAACAAATATCTTGTGAGATGGCTGGTATATCAGTTATTGATTACCTTGATCTCTATCGTAAGTTTACATATACAAACCAAGAATCATATCGCTTAGATCATATTGCTAATGTTGAACTTGGTAAAAAGAAATTAGACCACTCTGAGTTTGATACCTTCAGAGATTTCTATACAGGTAATTGGCAAAAGTTTATTGAATATAATATCATTGACGTAGAACTCGTAGACCAACTTGAAGATAAGATGAAGTTGATTGAACTTTGTCTGACGATGGCATATGATGCGAAAGTAAATTATACAGATGTATTCTTTCAAGTGAGAACTTGGGATTCAATCATCTACAATTATTTGAAGAGGAAGAACGTTGTGATTCCTCCAAAGGTGAGAACAGACAAAGATTCGCAATATGCAGGTGCTTATGTTAAGGAACCAATACCTGGTAAGTATGATTGGGTAGTGAGTTTTGACCTTAATAGTCTATATCCTCATCTCATTATGCAATATAATATTTCTCCTGAGACATTACTTGAACAGAGGCATCCATCAGTAACAGTTGATAAAATACTTTCTGAAGAAGTAACATTTGAAATGTATAAAGATACTGCGGTATGTGCAAATGGTGCGATGTATCGGAAAGACATCAAAGGGTTCTTACCAGAATTGATGGAGAAAATGTATAATGAGCGAGTTATCTTCAAGAAGAAAATGATTGAGGCAAAGAAAGCTTATGAAAAAACCAAGACAAAAACGTTGGAAAAAGAAATTGCCCGTTGCAACAATATCCAGATGGCAAAGAAGATTTCTCTTAACTCTGCTTATGGTGCTATCGGGAATCAGTATTTTCGGTATTTTAAATTAGCAAATGCGGAAGCAATTACGCTTTCGGGACAGGTTTCCATTCGTTGGATTGAAAATCGAATGAACCGTAAATTAAATAACATCTTAAAAACGGAGGATATTGATTATGTTATTGCTTCTGATACCGATTCCATTTATCTTAATTTGGGCCCTTTTATTGACGCAGTATTCGAAGGCAGAGAGAAGAATGCTGAAGGGGTCGTTGATTTCCTTGATAAGGTGTGTGAAGTGGAATTTGAGAAATATATTTCGGATTCTTACCAAGCGTTGGCCAACTATGTAAATGCTTATGATCAAAAGATGTTTATGAAAAGAGAGAACATCGCAGATCGTGGTATATGGACAGCAAAGAAAAGATACATTTTAAATGTATGGGATAGTGAAGGAGTCAGATATGGGGATGCCAAGTTGAAGATCATGGGCATTGAAGCAGTCAAGTCATCAACACCTGCACCTTGTCGGACTATGATTAAGGATGGATTGAAAGTGATGATGAGTGGAACTGAAGATGAGATGATAGATTATATTGATGGTTGTCGAACTAAATTCAAGTCTCTTCCACCAGAAGATATATCTTTCCCAAGATCTGTTTCCAATGTAGTAAAGTATAAAGGTATCAACACAATATATGCAAAAGGAACACCGATGCATGTTCGTGGTGCATTACTGTTTAATTATTATGTCAAAGAAAGAAAACTTGATAAGAAGTATGCATACATACAGAACGGTGAGAAGATAAAGTTCTGTTACTTGAAGAAACCAAATCCTACAAGAGAGAATGTGATTTCATTCATTCAAGATTTTCCAAAGGAACTTGATCTAGAAAAGTATGTTGATTATGATACTCAGTTTGATAAAGCATTTCTTGATCCGATGAAGGCTGTATTGAATGCAATTGGTTGGTCAGATGAAAGAAAGATTACTTTAGAAAGTTTTTTCTCCTGATTGCCAAAAGTAAAATAAGGTGTTATAATAAGATTACTTAAACTTTTATCATGGATTTACCAATCAACAACGAAGAATTGAAAGAGTTGATGGATGCGTTGAATGAATCAAATCATCCAGATGCAATGAAAAGGCAATTCCGTAACGAGTTGCATAGAAAGTTGAGGATTACTAAATTCTTGATGGAAGAAGGATTACCTTATAAAAAGGTATTAAGAGAAGTATTCGACATTGTGGCATAGTATGAATTTTTTAAAAGAAATAGTAAAAGAGATCGGGGATGACTACACCCAAATTGCGTCAGAAATTAATGAAACTGAAAGATTCATTGATACAGGAAGTTATATTTTTAATGCGGTTGTCTCTGGTTCCATTTATGGTGGCGTTTCTAGTAATAAGATTACTGCCATTGCTGGCGAAAGCAGTACTGGAAAAACTTATTTTTCCCTTGCTGTTGTCAAGAACTTTTTGGACACTAACCCTGATGGGTATTGTCTCTATTTTGACACTGAAGCAGCAGTCAATCGAGGACTATTGGAGTCTCGTGGAGTTGATACGACACGGTTGGTTGTTGTGAATGTCGTAACAATTGAAGAGTTTAGACAGAAGGCATTAAAGGCAGTTGATATATACCTTAAAACAGATGAAGAGAATCGCAAGCCTTGTATGTTTGTATTAGATTCTTTAGGTATGCTTTCCACAGAGAAAGAAATAAATGATGCATTGAATGATAAGCAAGTGAGAGACATGACAAAATCTCAACTTATCAAAGGTGCATTCCGTATGCTTACCCTTAAATTGGGTTTGGCAAACATTCCACTAATAGTTACAAATCACACTTATGATGTCATCGGAGCTTATGTACCAACTAAAGAAATGGGAGGGGGTAGTGGACTCAAATATGCAGCGTCTACAATCATTTATCTCAGCAAGAAAAAGGAAAAGGATGGCAAGGAAGTTATCGGAAACATTATCAAAGCAAAGACTCATAAATCACGTTTAAGTAAAGAAAACAAAGAAGTATTGATTCGTTTATATTATGATGAACGAGGTCTTGATAAGTATTATGGACTTCTTGATCTGGGAGAACTTGGTGGTCTTTGGAAGAATGTAGCAGGTAGATATGAAATGAATGGAAAGAAAGTTTATGCAAAAGAAATATATAAGAATCCTGACAAGTATTTTACTGATGATATAATGAAGAAGTTAAACGATATTGCTGTTGAAGAATATAGTTATGGAACGAATTGAAACCACAATTCTCAAAAACTTAATAGTCAATGAAGAGTATTCCAGAAAGGTACTACCTTTTATTAAAGGTGAATACTTTGATAGTCTTCATGAGAAAATAGCATTTGAAGAGATTGCTAAATTTATTATTGAGTATAATAATCTTCCAACCAA